GAAGGCGTTCAAGATGCAGGAAGAGATCAAGAATCTCTTTATCTCTTTCTATGGGGTTGCCGCCTACGAGGCAGTTCAACGCGAAGTGATAGAGATCCGCAAAGAGGTTGAGCGTCAGCATCGCGAGGAAGAAAGACTCGCAGCGGAACGCGCAGCCGAGATCAAGGATGCGGCAGGCTTATTCTTAATCGTAATGGGTCTAGTTGTAGCGATGGGCATCACAGGGTTTCTGTTGCTCATCAAGTGGCACTGATAGGGGATAGTCATGGATTTACTCAAAACATTTGGCCCACTAATCGGGTCAGTCGCGCCAACTCTTGCTACGGCTATGGGTGGACCAGTAGCAGGTATGGCGGTGAAGGCGCTCTCAGGCGCGCTATTCGGTCATCCTGATGCCTCTGACGATGAGATCAAGCTCGCACTGGCAAACCCTACGGCAGACCAGTTGGCGGCACTCAAAAAGGTTGACGCTGACTTTAAGGTGCAGATGAAGTCGCTCGACATCGACTTGGAGCGCATCGCCGCATCGGACAGAGATAGCGCCAGAAACTACGCCATCATGACCCATGACCTGACACCGCGTGTGTTGGCAGTAATCGTTGTCGTTGCGTGGGGATGCGTCCAGTGGTTCATGCTACACAATGTGATCGAGGCATCGATGCGCGAGTTGATCGCACGGGTTCTCGGTACGCTTGATGGCGCACTGATGCTTGTTCTCTCATACTATTTCGGGTCAGCCCATCGTCACACGGACAGCAAGTGATGCAGAAGAACTTTTCCCAATGCCTTGCAGCGGTACTGAAACACGAGGGCGGTTACGTTGACCATCCGAAAGACCCAGGCGGGGCTACAAATCTCGGCTGCACGAAAAAGGTATGGGAAGAGTGGGTCGGTCACGAGGTGACTAAGGACAATATACGCAATCTGAAACCGGAAGATGTGGCACCGCTATACAAGAAGCGGTACTGGGACGCGATCAAGGGAGACGATCTGCCGTCAGGAGTAGACATGTCGATGTTTGACTGCGCCATCAATTCTGGCACGGGACGAGCGGCTAAGATTGCCCAGAAGATTTGCGGCGTGGCGCAGGATGGCGCAATAGGGCCTGCGTCTCTTGCTGCTATTAGGGCGCATGTAGACCGCGACGGTGCTCGCTTCTTCATCGAAGAGTATAACCATGCGCGGCTAGAGTTTCTGCAAGCACTGCAAACCTTTGACACTTTCGGTAAGGGTTGGAGCCGACGCGTTAATGAGGTAAATATAGCTTCAGTAGACCTCGCGCGTCTTGGAGATGCCTGATGCCGTTAGTCCCTCTCGCGATCCCACCTGGCGTAGTTAAGCCTGCCACACCTTTGATGGCAAAGGGACGCTATTGGGATGCAAACCTTATTCGGTGGCGGTCGAACAAGCTCCTTCCTGTTGGCGGGTGGCAGCGCATTACTGAAACACCATTAGCAAGCACTGTGCGGGCGTTGTTTCCGGTAATGGCTAATGATGGCTCTAGCTGGGTTATCATCGGGTGCGAGAATAAACTCTATGCCGGTGAAGGATCGACTTATACCGACATCACCCCTGCCAACTTCGTCCCCGCAGAACAGGGGCTTTACGGCGGTTATGGTGCTTACAATTATGGTGCGTTGCTTTACGGCGATGACACAGATCCAACCTATCCTCGCCCGCCAAGCCAGTTGAGTGTCCCGTCATTCACATGGACAATGGATAACTGGGGGGAAGATTTGCTCTCAGTTGCATCGTCTGATGGTCGTCTGTTTATCTATCACCCAGGAGACACGCAGGCTGGTGTTGTTGGGTTCTCTAACATTACTACTATTTCCCGTACCTCTAACGTAGTGACTGTTACGACGGCACTTGATCACTCATTCCGCGTTGGTCAAAGCGTTGTGATTGCAGGTGTTACGACATCTTCATTCAATGGCACATTTACAGTCGCTTCAGTACCAACAGATACAACATTTACCTATTCCCAAAGCGACACAAACGCCACGTCTTCTGGTGGCACTGTAACTCATTCTGGCACACCTACGCAGAATCGCGGTGTGATCGTAACGCCAGAACGTCATGCTGTGCTTTTCGGGATGAACGGCGATCCTCGTCGTGTTGGATGGTCTGATGCGGAAGACTATGCGGAATGGGATTTTGCTTCAGCCACAAACACAGCGGGTTTCTTTGACCTTGATACGCAATCGCGCATCATCATGGCTGTCTCTGTCCGTGAAGGGACACTGATCTGGACTGAAGATGAAGCATGGCTGATGCGGTATGTCGGATTGCCATACATTTACGGCTTTGAGCGCATCGGTTTTGGATGCGGTCTACAGGCACCTCGTTCTTTTGCGACATTCGGTGGACGCTGCATTTGGATGGGGCGCGAAAACTTTTGGATATATGACGGCGGTTATGTGAAACCTCTCCCGTGTGATGTTAATGAGTATATCGTTAACAATATGGACCCGACCGCAGGAACTCTCTACACACATGGTGCAGAGAATGGTCTCTTCCCAGAAGCATGGTTCTGGTATCCGTCAGTCGGTTCCGCTGTCCCTGACCAGTATGTGATTTACAATTACGCTGAAGGTTGGTGGTCTATTGGTGAGATGACGCGCACAGCTTCAACCGGCGCAAGTGTATTCCCTTACCCTATAGCGGCAGACAACACGAACGACCTTTTCTATCAAGAGAACGGTTGGACGAATAATGGTGCATCGCTTGTGGGTGAGCGTTGGGTTGAGAGCGGGTCTCTCAACCTGCAACAGGGTAACAATGTGATGATGATCAAACAGGCTTTGACAGACTCTGGCTACGGCTACGACTCGACCGCGTTGCAGTTCTACACGTCCTATACACCTGAAGGCACAGAGACGCTTTCTTCAGTGTTTTCTCCTCGCGCCAATGGATACACAGATGTTCGTGTTTCTGGGCGTGAGATGCGCATCAGGTTAGAGTCCACAGAAGATGCTCCGTGGTCTGTGGGAGAGACGCGGTTAGATCTGGTACCTCGAGGTGGTCGATGAGAATCTTCATCCCGACACCTCCGCCAGACTATAACCCGTCAGCTTTTGCGACAATCTTCGACACCTTGAAGCGTACGATTACATTTGGCGTTTCGACAGAAGAGGCCGTGGAAAGCATACTCCTTCAAAGTCCTGACGGATCGGTGTATAAGTTGACGGTAGACAACGCAGGTAACCTTGTAACAACGGCGGTGCCTCTTGGGTCTCGATGAAAAGCAAATCCTGAAGCTCCTTGAGTCAGGGATGAAGAAAGGCGGATATACGCACAGCATAAAAGACATAGTTGAAGCGCTGAAGGAGGGCCAGATGCAGGCTTTCCTAAATGACGGAGCACTGGCGATCACACAGGTCGTCGATTTCCCCCAGAAGCGTGTCCTAGAGGTTTTATGGTGTGCGGGCGTACTGGACGAAGTGATGAACCTAAAGGCAAAGCTCGTCGAGTTCGCGAAAGAACAGAATTGCACAATGGGTCGAGCGTATGTTCGACCGGGTTTAGTGGTACCAATGGAGCAGGCGGGATGGCGAAAAGCTCAAACTGTCATGTTCTTTGACTTGGAGAATTAAGATGAGCGGTGGATCTGGACCAACAACGACGCAGACTTCCTCTGTCCCTGCTTGGGTTGAGCAATTCGGCAAAGAGAATGTCGAGATGGCTAAGACTGCCGCGGCAACACCGTATCAGGCTTACTCTGGCGAGACAGTTGCGGCGATGACCCCTGACCAGCAGGCGGCATATAATCTCCTGCGCACCAATGTTGGCGCATATCAGCCTGCCTATGCCTCTGCTCTGCAATCGGCGCAAGGTGTCGCCCAGTACCAGCCCGGTCAGTTTTCAGCACAAGCGTTGCAGACATACCAAGACCCGTACCAAGCCCAAGTAGAGCAAGGGGCGCTTGCGGCGATTGAGCGGCAGCGGCAGCTCGCACAGAATCAGATCGGCCAGTCAGCTCGTGCGGCAGGGGCTTTCGGTGGTTCGCGTCAAGGTGTTCAGGAAGCACTTGCTAACGCAGAAGCCATGCGCATTGCCAGCGAAACATCTGCCGGTATCCGGTCGCAAGGCTTCCGCACAGCGGCAGATCTCATGGCACAGGATCAGGCTCGTGCGGCGCAAGCTGCCCAGTTGCGCCTTGCCGGTGCCGGTCAAATCGGCGCACTTGCCAGCACTGGTCAGCAGGCACTCACAAGCGAAGCAGGCGCTCTCGAAGCAGCAGGTAAAGCGCAACAGACACAGCAACAGGCGCTTCTGGACGAGGCTTACCGTCGCTATGCGGAAGAGCGTAACTACCCCTTAACACAGCTTGGCATTCGTCAGGCTGGCTTGACCGGGGTTCCTTACTCCACGACCACATCCTCGACGACAAGCGGTGGTGGTAATCTTGGTCTCACTGCACTCGGTGGCGCGGGTCTTGGTGCGCAGATTGGCGGTCTCATTCCGGGTCTTGGTGCGGGTTATGGTGCGGGTCTTGGATCTCTCGCAGCGTTTCTCTCTGACCAGTCAATGAAGACCGACATCGAGAAGCTCGGCAAAGATAAAGCGACGGGTCTCACGATGTACGCATACCGCTACAAGGGCGACCCAAAGAGCTACCCGAAAGTGGTTGGCCCAATGGCGCAAGAGATCGCGAAGAAGTATCCCGATCAGGTTAAGAAAGTCAGCGGCAAGCTCGCTGTGAATCTCGGTTTCGGCGCACCCATGACCGCCAGCGCTTAAGGAATAGCAGATGGCTGAAGATACACAGCGATACCGCGAAACTAGAAGTAACCCTCGCGCCGGTGACACCCCTGGCTTTGGCACGGGTGGCGGCGGCTCAGTCGGTGGGGGCGGTGGTTACGGGGCAGTTGGCGGGTTGCTCGCAGGCGGGGGAAGCGGAGGCAGAGATGCCTCTGTTATGGCAACAGAAGCCGCCAACCGCGCAGCCGGTGCCGCTCGTGCTCAAGCCGCGGCGCAACAAGCCTATATCGCATCGCAGCCTGCCGGTGGTCCTACAACTCGTGGTGGCCCTGCCGCAGTAGCCGCGCAACTCGCAGCGCGTGAAGCATTGCTCCGTAACGCAGTGGGCAAGTTTATCGGCATCGAGTCGGGCGGTGATCCTTTTGCGAAAGCGAAGACCTCGTCAGCAACTGGGTTGGCGCAATTCACTAAAGGCACATGGAACAGGATGATCGATAAGTATCGCCCTGATCTAAAGGAAGGCCGGTCAGCGGCAGAAGTGCTTGAGCTGCGCACAGACCCTAATCTCTCTATCGAAATGGCGACGAACCTCGCACGCGATAACGCGGATTTCCTGTCAGCGCGCGGTTTGCCGGTGAACGAAAACTCGCTCTATCTCTCGCACTTCTTGGGTGCAGGTGATGCAGCAAAGGTGTTGAGTGCAAATCCTGATACGCCGATCATGGGTCTCGTTAATGAAGGCTCGATTACGGCAAACCAAAGCATTCTCGGTGGCGAAAAGACGGCAGCGGATATTACCCGTTGGGCGATGAACAAGATGGGGAAGGCTCCGTCTATCGATCTCGCAAACCTTCCTGCTGCTGGTGCTGCACCTGCTGGGCAACCGCCAAGCATTCGCTACGGCTATAAGCCAGGGGAAGGCACATTCACTCCTCCCGCATCAGAAGCAGCAAAGCCCGCGGGATTACTCGATCAGATCTTCGGTGGTCAGCCTGCCGTTAATCAGCGCATCGCAGATCTTGAAGCAGCCGGTATGACTTCTACTTATCCAGATCAAAGTGCTGGTTATGCGAAACAGGCATACGCAAACGAGTTCGCCGGTGGGGACATCAGCAAGGTTAAATCGCGCATCACGGATTTTGGTCAAGGACCAGTGGTTGACTACTACGTTAAGGACATCCCTGACGTAATTGGGGAAGCTATGACTGGTCTAGTCGGTGGGATCGGTAATCTCTTTGGAGGTGGCCGTGAGCAACCAATTCGTGGACCGAATGAAGCATATGCTGGCGCACCTAGCGGTCTTTTCGGAAATCTTTTCAGTGGCACTCCTCGTGCTGACTATGGCCCTTACGGGAATCTCACAGCCGAACAGTATCGCCAACAATATGGTGGTGGTGGTTCTGCACAACTGGGATCTCTTGCACCGGCAGCACCTGCAGCAACGGCGGCTCCGTCTACCGGAGCGTTAGCGCAAATACCGACAGCAGCAGAGTTGGCCCGCAACCCATATCTCTGGCAGCAATACTACAACAGAATCCCCACGAACTATGGTTACGAAATGGCAAGAGGGCCGCTTGTTGGTCCTGCTATTCGCGGTATTTTCTCTTAGGAGCGCATAATGGCTAACGGTCTTCTCAGCGATTGGATGTCAGGAACAGGTGTGTAGGGAACCCTAATGCGGTCGATCCGCAGACAGGTGTGCCTTATGCCGATACCCGTGCAGCGCAGCTCGGTCCTTT